TTCTTGTTTTTATATTTATGTTATAAGTTAATATAAATGTTTCTATTCAAAAAATAAACCTTAAAAATACAGTATATTCAATGAAAATAATGAAACACTAAACATTATTCAGTATGAAAAAATGAAACGCATTGTGTTCTAAATTTTGGTGTTTAATTAGTTTTGTGAACTGTTAGGTTATTGTTCATTTTTATAATGAATATTTTTTATCTTTTTTTGTTATTAAAATGTATTGATATTTTTAATTAAAAAAATAGAAACCTTTATATACTATGCAGTACAATATAATAATAGAAATACAAGGAGGTGAAAAGTTGTCAGAATCAGAGGCAATAAAAATCATAATATTGTCTTTGAGTATAATCCTAGAAATACTCAAAAGACAAAAACACAAGTAGGAGGTTAACCCCTCTTACAATTATTATATTTTTTATTGCTTCTTATATAAATTTTTCTTAAAAAGGAGGTGAAAAACAAAATGACAATAATAAGTACAATAACCATAATACTATTAATCATATTAGCAATACTAATCTACATTAATAGAAACCAAAAATATACATGGATAAGTTTAATAATATGGTTGGTTATTTTAATAAGTTTCATCTACGAAACATTAATCTAACCCCTCCATATTTTTTTTATATTATAAAACCTAAAAAAGGAAGATGATAAAAAATGACTGACTACACCAGCATAAGAATAAAAAAAGAAATAGCTGAAAAAATACAATTAATAAAAATACAAAACAACTGCAAATCACTAAACGAAACACTAGAACAACTAATACCTCGAACAGTAAACGAAAACTACGAATTCATAAAAGAACAACCAATATTCACAATAAACAACACACCCATAACATTCACAGACCTGAAAAACAACAATACAGGCAAAACATGGGGAAACGAAAAACAAAACGCAACAATAGTATTTAAAGACAAACAGGGAGCATTTATAAGATTCAATGATGAAGATGAAGTATTCCTAGAATACTACCACTTCATCTAAAACCATTCATATTAAAAAATAAAAAAAAATAGTAAAAATAATGAATAATCTAAATCACCTATAAATTTTATCATGATGCTCATAATTATAAAAAGTAATAATCTTTTTTTCAGAATCAATTTCAAAAATCATTACAAAACTATTGTTCACATGCACTCTTTTAAATTTTTGTAATGGTTTTTTAAGATTTTTATAATGATCCCCATTATTAGATGAAACTGTTTGCTTAATCTCATTCATTTTATTACTAATGTTCTCTTTTTCTTTCCCCCCTTTAATTTTTTTTACTTTCTTTTTAAAAGTAGGTTTAATACAAATAGTATACTCAGACATATTATTAATCCTTAAAATAAAAAAAAAAAATAAATAAATTAATCTGAAAATAAATCCTCAAGATTAGTTAAATGAATAGATTTTTCTTGCTCAATATTCTTCATCTCATTAATAAAATCCTCATTATATTCCTCATCAACAACTGAAGAAATAATATCATTTAAAGGTTTCATAGACTTTTTTGCTTGATTAAACCCATAATCTAAAGACAAATTATCTATTACAGCCATTTCATTTTTTTCTAGAAATTTTCTTACCATGTTCCCACCTTTACTAAAAAAATATAATCACCAATGTATATAATTATATATCTTAGCTATATTAATTATTTTCTATTTTTATACTTACTCTTTATCAAAAAAATGAGGGTTTAATTCTGGTCTAAAATAATGTTTTCGCTTAGTCCAAATAAAACCATCCCCTTTTGTGATTAAAGCAACATCTACCTCCCCCCCAACAGTTTCAAGACCATTTTGTACTTTTCGTTTAAGAGAAGTGATGTTAATTAAAGACTCTGCAAGATTGCTTAATTCATCTTTAGGGAGGGAAGCTATTAAAGGTATTAAAAGTTTGCTGTTTTTTTCTTTCAAATCATCCAAAAATGTAATAAAATTACTCATAATATTCTCTTTTTCATTATTAATTTCACCAAGAATAGAAGTCTCATTTCCAATATTTAAATTAGATTTAGTTAGTTTTATTAAATTATTTGAATATTCAGTAATAATTTTATCAAAATAAGAAATAACCTGATTATAATACATTGGATCAATTCCAGAGAAGAAATTATCAATAACGTCAGTCTGTGCAAAAGGCTTTAAAAAAATAACTTTTTCCCCAATTTCTTCATTCTCACAATCTTCAATAATAAAAACTTCTTCATTAATTGTAATAATTTTAAAAGAAATAAATGATGGAAACAAAGAATTTTTATCAAATCCTGCAATTACAACTCCAATATATTGTTCAAGGAATATCTTACTAATGAAAAATTTTTTTAAAAGACTCATAATATTTTTATAATCTTTCGGATTAAAATTTAAATGATTCATTATTAAATCCATTTGTTTATCATATATTTTTTTAATATTTTCATTTTTTAGAAAAATATCTTCAAATTTCTTTTGAATATCTTGTGAAACCTCGACTTGATTCTTAATAATTTCAATAGGATTATTCTCATCTTGATGTTTAATTTCATTAATCAATTTATTTGAAAATAATTTAATTAATTCTATTAATGGAATATCTTGTATTTGATTTTCTTCTTTAATTTGTTTTAAATAGTCTTCAAGTTTAGATTTATAATCTTCTATTTTTCCAATATTTTCCCGCCTCATTTTCTTCCTGAAATCTTTTATTATAGTTTCCATAGGTATATTGTAAAAATTTGCATTATTATAAATCATTATTCCAGAAGGAGGATTATTAGATAACATAAACAACTTATTAGCCCCATCATAAGTTTTACTATTCCCAATAGTAACTACACTATCTGCAGCTAATGCAATGGCTGTTGGAGTCATTATTAATATTTCAGATGTCATAATTAAATACCTCTACTTTATATTTATTACAATATAATATTAAATTAACCATTTTTACTCCAATAATTCATTGAAGTCGTTTTCTTTGAAATTTTCTTCTTTTTTCTCAATATTTCGTAATCTTTCATCAATATCATAGATTAATTTTTCATAATCTTTGATTTTTTCATCTTTTTCAACAATTGTATTTTCTAATTTTAAAAATTCTGGAGATTTAACAGTGATCTTTTCAACTTCTTTACTAATTGATAATGCTGGTAAATGTTGAATATATTCCTGTTTTAAATCAGCAGGATTGGTCATGAAATATACTTCATCAGTACTGTTTTTTGATTTGCCTTGCAGGTCATTTACTTTGTCCAGACTCATACCATCATTATATAGTGTTGAGGCGTGGAATTTTCTGAGCATGTGGCTGCGGAATCTGTTGTAGTTTCCTGCTTTTCCTAATCCTAATTCATTGTTTATTTTAATGAATTGTTGGTTTAGGTAGTCTTCATGTATTTTGAATAGTTGGGATTCTGGTGTTAAATTTTGTCTTGATAATAAGTGATGATTTATAGCTGTGACTGCTTCGGGACTGCAATATGTAATATAATATTTCTGTGTTTTTTGCCTTAAAATATTAAAAGTAGGGACAACATTATCAATATTATTTAACACATCTATCATTTCCATAATATTGTCTGTATTATGGTATTCTTTAGTTGCGTTCATATAGTCCATTACAGTTAAATTTAATGTTTCTCTTCTGGCACAACCTGAACTACTCATGAATAATATAATAGCCTTCATGGTAGAAGTACATATATTAACCGCTTCACGAATAATTTCTTTATCAGGCAAATCTTTAAAACTGATAGGTTTGGGATTATTATAACTTTTTTTATCAATTCGTGGCAGATCATGTATTTCAATTTCAAAATATTTATATACAACAAGAACTGGTGTGAAAGTATTTGATACAGTGTTATAATAATAATTATCCATCAAATACTTGCGAAAATTTAATAATCTTCTTTTTAATGTACGATGTTTCCATCGTATACCCTGTTCTTCTTCTTTTTCTGCTTCTTCGATTAATTCGGCTAATGATAACTTATTCAATTCACAATATTTATTTATTGAATGTTTGTAAATGTGCTGTGTTGTTTTTTTATGATTTTTAACAGAATGGATCTCATTTAGGATTTCTTCATTGGTTCTCATATTTATCAAATCTATTTTTCTCTTTTTATATTGTTTGATGTAGAGTGCATTTGATAAGTATGTGATAATATGTCTACTGTCGTGTCTACAACGAGTTAATTATAACATACTTAAAACATTCTAATCTATTAAAATATTATATCAAAAATAGGTTTTAAATTTTATCCCCCAAAATTAAACCCTTATCCTCGTACTGCGTTTATAAAAAATGGAAGTAATTAAGATAAATTTCTCCGTATTCATCTTCAAATCTGATTAATGATCCAAGGTTATCTTTATAGATTAATGTTGCTTTTTCCCCATTACTCCATTGTGTGCCTACTTCCGATTGTTTTAATTCATTCCAAGATATGTTTAATTTAGATTTTTCACTCATTAAGATGAATGCTGGTTGTTCTTGCTCATAATCCAGAGGGCTTACGCTTCCTTTTGGTAATATCTGTGTTAGTACATCGTTGAAACTTTTAAGTCCTTCTTCATCTCTTATCGCCATTAGTTTTTCATGATTTTTTTTATTTATTTCTATTCCTACCATAATTTATATCCTCCTTTGGGTTTAAAATATAAAAAATTAGGAGGGAGTTAAAATTTAATGTTTCAGTGGTGAAACTTAAAATAACTCCATATTGAAACTTATAGTAACAGTTATTGTCCTATATTTATAGGACAAAACTTAATTAAATTAACCAAACTCCGATAGCTGCGATTATATTTATTATTAATACAATTACTTCTTTTTTAATGTCTTTTTGTTTTTTTGCTATTTGCAATAGTAAAAGTATTGCAGTTATTATTAATATTATTTGTATTATCTTTATTATTTCAATTATCATAATTGTTCCCCTCCCATTTTAGAATAGTTTAAATAGGTGTTATGATATATAATTATAATCAAGAAAAAATTAAAAAGTAGGAGTTTTTTAAACTCCTTTTTAATTTAATTTCAGTAGGGATAATATTATTGATATTATCCCAATAATCACATTGATTATAAAATACATATCATTTTTATCAATTTTTTTCACCTCCATGTATTTCTATTACTATATTAGTAAGGTATAGTATATAAATGTTTCTATTTTTACTCTATAATTTATTAATAAAAAAAATAAGTTTATCAACCATTAGTTGATAAATTCTAAATTCCCTTTAATTTACCAATTGATAGTATCCATAATCCATTTCGGGTCATAAGCTACAACCCGACCATTACCACACCAATTAGACCGAATACCATTACCTTTCAATACAGCAGCAGGATCACGATAAATCCATTGATTATCTGTATATTTTTGATGTTTGCACCTTAAACGAACATGACCCGTACCTGATTTGCACATTACATGAATAACTTGCACAGTATACCCTAAACCTACAAGAATTTGATAGGTTAATTCTGTTGAATCAGTACAGTTTGCTCCTTGTTTGTTTTTTATCCTTTGCAAAGTGTTCCTATTACTGTACTTATTATTATAATAAAAACTATACCCTCTGCCCTGTATTTTACCTAACCATTCATCACACGTATTAAAATCACCAAATATTTTTATTGCTTCATTTAAAATACTTGATTTATTATTACTTGTTAATTCTTCTTTTTTCAAGTAAACAATAGCTGGGCTAACTCCGTTTAATACTTCATATGCTGAAACTCTTTGAGCCATATTTACATATGTTTGTTTGAAATATTTTGTTCCATCAGTATCAGACACATAATTTGGAAGAAAACTTAAATCTTTATTATCAAATATAGCACATTCCACAAACTCTGCAATAAGACTGTCTTGTTGATAATTCGTACCTCTATCTTTAATTGCTTTTATAATTGTGCCATAATCAGCTACACGATTCATGTAACTATACACTTGTCTTGTATTAAACTTTTTATTATTATTCACTAACCAATAAGCAATTCTATTCATCAAATAAGTGTATTTTGTAAAACTAATATGTTCATTAACCATTTATTTTCATCTCCTTTTTAAATTTTAAATCATCTAAATATTCTTTTAAAATACTGCATTTTATAATTGCATCTTCAAAACAACAAGGAACCTCTTTATCACAAGGATCATAAAATGCACATTTTTCACATTCTTCACTAATCATCCCAAAATAATCCCCCTATCAATTTTTAATGTACAATCAGTAATCTTGTTTGTTCTAAACGAGGATTCTCTCCAGCAGCTCCTCTTTTTACAATACCTTCCAACATATAACTTCCAGGGTCTAATCTAATCGGCAGTATTGCTCTACCATTAGCATCAGTTGTTCTTTCATAAGAAACACCATTTACAATAAAATTAATTACCCCATTTTCCCCTGTGTTAATTTCAGGATTGGAAGAAATAATTTTACCGTAAACAGAATTTCCATAATTTAATTCTAGTTTAACTCCATCTTCTCCAGCAAGGTCTGATAAACGACCCATTACTAATCTAGTGTTTTTTAAATCATCCATTGTGGTTTCTAATATTTCTTGTCTTGCAAATGTTTCAGAATGTTCATCATCCACCAAATCTGCATTTAAACCTGAACCTGCTCCATCCACTTCTTTTAATTTATTTAAAATAGTGGTGGGTGTTTCAATGTTTCCATCTTTACCATCTTTTCCTGCAGGTCCAGTATCACCTTTACTTCCTTTATCACCTTTAGGACCTGTTGGTCCTGTTGGTCCAGTATCGCCTTTTGGTCCTTTGAAATTTCCAATTAATATTTTTTTAACCATCACCAATCCCCCCATAATCAGTTTAAGAATGTAATTGTTTGATAACAGGAACTGGTTTTATTCCGCCCATATCCTGTTCTCACTCTTCCATCAGAATTAATACGAAGCAACATGTGTGCTCCATGACTGGAGGATATTCCAAAATCCGTATGATCCACCGTACCACCCCCAATATTAGGGAGGTATTGGGAATCGGTGATTTTAACCCATTCTTTCCATACGTCTGGAAATTCACCAGTAAACTCTAACATTAATGTTACAACATTTCCCTGTCGTATACCTCTAATCTTTCCAGACCCATCAACATTAGAAAAAACCGTTTCTGAAATAGTAGATGGAATATAATCATGAGTATGATTACTATCAGCTTTACCATTCAATGCATCAGTCACGATTTTATTCTGCACAGGATTAGTTGATGAACTACTCAATGAACTATCAACAACTGTTTTATTAGCTTCTGTAGCAATACCATCAAGTTTAGATTTATCCTCTTTAGACATTAAACCATTAGCAGATGTGGTAGCTGTAGTTTTATTAGCTTTTGTATCTAAAGCAGTATAGAAATCATTCTCCATATGACCAAGCATGTCAGTTTCATCAGGTAAACTGGCTATATCATGAGTGTGGTTAGTATTTGCTTTGTTTGCTAATTGAGTATTCATTTCTGTTTGTGTAACATACCCTGATAAGTCAACTGTTGTTCCAGTTGAACCAATTAATGAATTTATCTGAGAATTAATATTATTTACTTTCGCATCTATTTCAGTTTCAGTATAATACCTTTCATCATGATTATGTCCAACATTTGATTTCCCACTTAATTTTGAATCAATTTCTGTTTTCTTATAATAATCATTTAAATGTTTAACAGCAATATAATTGCCAACATGTACCTGATAACTATTTGCTCCATCTTCACTAGCTATATTTAAATATAAATCACCAGTAGTTTCATCATGTTCAAATATTGGAGGGTTGGTTTCATCATTACAATAACACCATAGATTTCCTTCAGCATCTCCTGCTAAAGTGAAAAAACCTGGTGGAGGTACTGTAATATTTAATAATGGGTTTGCCCATTTGTCGAACAATTCATCAATGGCTTTACTTACTGTATTGGCATCTGTCTTTAATATGTCGATGTCTAGGAAATCTTCAATGTTTCCTATTTTTGTGCCTAGGTTTGTTTCTCTTAATCTTGCACATGCATTATTTAGTGCTTTTCTTTCATTTTCAGTTAGTTTAGTCATATTACACTCTCTCGTTTAACATTACCTATTTTAATCTCTTTATCACCATTTAGATAAGGATTATAACTTATTTCTGTTATTTGTGCTTTGAACACCTCTGAATCTGGGAATCTTACATATACAAAATCCCCTACATTATAATTGTGTCCTGGTGTTTCTACAAGGTCTACTTTTATGCTTTCATTTTTCTCTAACCATTTTGTGTTATCTCCCGAACCGTTTAATTTTTGCCAGCACCCAATCAATACTTCTTCTACTGATTGTTCGCTAGTTTCAAATGGTTCTAATTTTGGATTACCATCACATACTGTGAGATAATTGAAATCTACAAGTGTTGGTAAAGCATGAATATATAATTCTCCTCTTGGTTTTACATAGGGGAATCTTGAAAATTCAAAAAGTTTTGTTGTATCACATGTTAATGATACAAAATCACATCCTTTTAGTTTGAAAGTTACGTTGCCGTACCAGTAGTTGAATTTTGATTGTTTTGTGATTACATTTACTATATTTTGTTTTGAATCACTTTCATCACCAGTATATTCTGCAGTTATTTCTTTATATTCTCCTACTTTTTCTTTGACTGTTTTTGTTGCAGTGGTTGTTGTTTCTGCTTCTCCAGGAGTTAATTTAACTTTTTTACATTTACCATGACCCCATTTGTCCCCTCCACAGTATCCGCAGTAATCTGCGTCACATCCTCCTTTTTTCATGCTGCAAGTTATTTCGCCTTCGTACACTTTTTTAGGATTGTCGGTTAATGTTCCAGTTTTGCCACAGTTTGGGCAGTAGTTTTTCCAGGTTTTTGTGTATCTTTTATATGCTGTTCCTGCACAACAGCCACATGATGGCATCATGTTTACGGTTATTGTGTTGGGATCTCCTGTTGTGACATTTTCAGTTACCTGTTTTTCTACTTCTTTTTCAACATATTTCATGAATTTTATTGACTTATTTTTGTAGTCAATAGTTATTTCGCTTTCATCCTGAATTAGATTCGGTTGTTGGAAATATATCATTGAAGTATTGGGGTCGTCATCTGCTATTCCTTGATTAGTTATTTCAATTCCTAGTGTGGATGCTCCTTTTATTTTTTTAATTTTGAGAATAGGGTATGATTCGCTGATATATTTTTCAACATCTAAAATAGTGCATCCTGGGATTTGGCGTGGTGTAATGGTTGGGATTTTATTTGAAGAGGTTGTATTTTGTGTGTACATGAATGGCATGTATTCGTAGTTTTCATAATCTTTTATATAGTGAATATTTTCTTGTACAAATGTTAAAGAAACAGTGTCTATTATTTTTAGTTCATTAGAATTAAAGAAAACATCTTTTTTTGTTGTTAAATATTTTGCAAGAACATATATTAAATATTGGAAGCTTAGTCTTCCACCTGTAATTGATAAGCTGTTTGGTGCTTTTGTTTGAGTTATGCAGTACGATTTGATTATTCTTGCTAATTGTATTATTTCATCCTGTTTTATGATGCAGTCAATATGGCTGTGTGATGGTAAATCTGCACAATCTACAATTTTAAGTGAAATGTTTTCAGAGTTATTGTCTTCAGTGTTGATTATTGCTTCTGCAAGTAGAAGTATCATTTGTCCCATGCCTATTTTAACATTGTAGACTTTGTTTTTTGATGAATCTTCATATATTTCACTATGTGATATTTCAAACTTGTTTGGGAAGTATTTTTGAACATCAAGAAGTACTAATAGTTTTTCAGCACAATCAATAATGTCTTGTATGTAAAAATCATATTCAAATAATGTTGGTGGAATATTATTGTTTACGTCAAGATTGTAAAATTGTCTAAGTATTTTTGAATAATCTACTTCATCAGTATTTTCTGAAGAAATTACTGGCATTATGCCTAATGCATTTTTGGTTTCATCACTACTATATGATAATTCATTAGTATTTTCTCCAATTACAACACTTTCTACAATTTTATTGTGTGTTACTCCATAATTTGCAGGTTTTAGTAATTGTATTTCTTTTATAATGTTATTATTTTTTAAAGAATAATTTGTTTTAAATACTAATCCTGATTGTTTTTCAATAGCTTTTAATAAGTTGTATTTTGTTATTGAGCCTTGAACATTGATTAGTCTTTTACTATAATCAATACTGTCAATATCTGTTTTTGTAACATTGAAAAATCCTTTCAGTAATTTGTTTAGGAATAATTTGCTGATAATGATTGTGTTTCCATTTACATGTGAAGCATAATTGGGATCTCGGATATAGAATGGTTTACAATTGTTTAATTCTACAATTATTTCTTCTGCATCTACATCAATAGATTTGTTTATATAATCAAAGGTGCATTCACTATTAATAACAAACAAACAATTATCAACAAAGATTTTGTTTCCTTGTTTGAATAATTGCTTGTCTCTTTTAACATTTGTAAGTTTATGTGATAGTTTTAATGTTTCATATCCTTGATATTCATCAGTAATATGTATTTCTGATAATTCAGTATCTAAAAATTGAAGAATATTTTCTTGATTATCTAAAACAACAACCATACTTTTTATCCTCCTTTTTCATAGTAAATTACATCAGTCACTTTACAATTGATACTGTTTTCAAAATTAAAATGATGATCCAATATGAAAAAACTAGAATCTACACTAATACAATTAGGATCTATCTTGAACCATTCACCATATTTTTCATAGAATACATTTCTATTTTCACAATCAATTTTAATCTTTGTTGTTTCAGGTAAGTTTGTTATAAACTCTCCTTCAAGTTTCATTAGTTGTCCAGATTCTGATTCAATTATTTGTATGCTTGTTGATTCATCTTCACTTAATTTATACAAAATAATGTCTGGTTTTACTTTTCCAATTGTGGTTATTGTTCCTGCGAAACTTTTTCTTAATGGGTTAATATTTCTACTTAAACCACTAGGGATTATTAAGTCCACTTCACAATCATAACCTCCAACCATTGCTTCTGCATCAATTGAATCTTCTATATAATAATCAAAACATTCTTCAGGTGAGAAAAAGAAACTAATACTTTTTAGAATTGGTGAATCTAATGTGTCTCTTTCAGGATACAGGTAGTCACTTACATATTTCATGATTTCTGTTGATTCTTCAAAATCATCTCCGTAAACTCTGAATTTTAATTTGATTTTTTTATCATCAACATTGACTCTTATAGGGTATTTCCCATCTGCTCCTTCAATTTTATATTTTTCTGTATCAAAATTAGCTCCACGAGGTATTTCTGTTTCAGGACTCATACTTATAAGGAAATATTTGCAACTAACACCATTAATATAGAAATCGCAGTCTTCTCCACTATTTTTTGAATAATATACTGTGATTTGCACATTTTTCATTTCAACTTGGAATGGAGTGACATTGTCAAATGCATCATCAATTTGTAAGAAAAACCTTAAATCATTTAATATTGTGTTGATTTCTGGAAATGGAATGCCAAAATTATGGAATTTTCCACCGAATTTAAAGTTAGTGTCATTTCTAGTGATGTTTATGCTGTCTAAATAGTAATCTAATTCATCATCATCTAATGTTCCAACACCACAAATTAGATTAATTGATTCTTCAACACTTATGTCTCCAGTTATTTCTATTCCATGAATCAGTACATTATTGTTTTCTAATCCTTGCCAGTTGAAACCTTCAAAGAAATGTTTTGTAGATAAAGCTAACTCTGGAGGTTCAAGTAATAAATTTGCAGTGCTGCCTACATCACCTAACAAATATCTTTTTGGAGATAAAGCCAATACTGGATATTCATAACCTGCATATCTTTCTTTAAGTATTAAAGATAAATTACCAAATTCTACAGTTCCATAGTCAAAATCTATGAAATTCCCATAAAAAATTAGATAGATTGGTTTACTTGCATCATATGTAAACTCACAGGATAACTCTTCCCATATGTCCTTAACACTGATTTGATTGGTGTATGAATTTGTTGTTCCATTTACAACACAAACTCTTAAGTTTTTCAAACCTTTTTCAATTTTAGAAGCATTTAACAGTCTTCCTAATGCTGAGAAAACATAAGTTTCACCATGCTCAAGATTTGATAATGTGAATTCTGACAAATTCAATATTGAATAATAGGATTTATATGAATCAGGAATGTTTACTTTCACTTTATCTGTGAAAACACCTAATAATAATGGACTGGTCATTTCAATATTATGCTCTCCACTACTTTTAGAGTATAAAGGAATATTTGTATCCCAAACAATGTTTCCACTATCATCTTTTTGCCATTGTGATTTTGAAATTTGTAAAATATTATTTGATAATCCTGGAACAGGTTCTTTTACAGTTAATCCTCCAAAATTCAGATTTAGTGTTAAATCTAATGGAGCATCAGTTTTTAAAGTTATGTTTAAGTATGTTAAATCTGTAACTGTATCTGTACTAATTTCAATTTCTTTGTTATTTGCATAGAAATCCCATACTTCCAATTGGGGTTTTTCTACTACAAATGTTGTTTTTGTTGAATGGCCACTATTGTTTTCATCAAGTGTGATTGTAAACAATCCTTCAGATGTTGGAGTTACATAGAATATTAATTCTGCTTTACCATTTGTTGTTGCTTGTCTCCATATGCCTGTGGTCCAGTCATAATATGGTGAATCATATGTGATTTCACAGTCTCCATTTGTGATTATCTTTATGTTTGCCGATATTTCTTCTGAAGGTTTTGTTCCACTGGTTTCAACCATTGTGCATTTTACAGCTACTTTTTCACCGTAACTAACAATATTTGGTTCAATGCTAATGCTTGGAATATAATTTCCAGTTGTATACACTACAATTACTCTTAAGTATTTCATTTCAATGTAACATGGGTTTGTAGATGTATTTTGTGGTAAATCAAATTTAACATCAAAATTTGGAGTGTTAATGTCTTTTCCTTTTAGATTCAAATTATTAAATTGAACTTCATATTCTCCAAAATTATTTCTAGGTGGAGCATTACCTGTTTTTGACAGGTTTAAACTACTTAATATGATTTCTGGATTTGAAAAACTTCCATGTGCAGTTTGACTTATCTGTGCAGAGTATGCTAATTTTCTATATGAATATTGTACTATTATACTCGTTACTTTAGCGGAATCTGGAATTAATCCACCATATTTAAAATCATATCCCCGTATGGTTGATGGATGTTTTCTTGAACCATTTCTTCCAGCAATCGCATTTTTATATTTTGCTCCAGGATCTGCATAACCCCAATGTCCCACAGTATTTAAATCATTTGTAATATTTTCAATATGATCACATGAACGATAAGGTATGTTGTTTCCTTCTATATTTTGAACTTTACTTGGATATCTTAAAATACTAGGCAATTTAATAATCCCTCCATCATTTTTTTTAATTTTTAATAAAACCATCATACTCTGAATTAAACAATAAACAGTTTAATTGAAAGCTAATGTAATCTCCTTTACTTACACCATCAGGAAAAGCAAATTCAACACTCACATATTTAGCACCAGCAGGTATTTTTGATGTTTTAATAGCACATCTTCCTTTATTACCCATACCTTCATTAGCAATATCCATAATTTCCTGATTTTCAATTAATTTACCATCTTTATCGAAAAATACCAACCCAACAAGTATGCTTTCAATAGTGTTTTTTGCATCATAATTAGATGAAAACACAATACTGGAAGCATCATCAGGTATGTGTACTCCTTGATTGTTCTGATGGATTAAAAGAAAAAAAGGAGAAGTTAAATCAACATTCTCAGAGAGATATGTTTCTTTAACTTTCAAAGTATAACCATTTCTAAAAGGAACAACTTCAAAAAAATCACTATATGGGTTGAAATTAAAATCAAAATGTTCACAAACAAACAAACTAGATAAACTAGATTCCATACAATATTGAATATCTTCACTAAATCTGTTAGTTAATGAAACATCTTTACTTAATTTAAATGAATATACATTGTAAGATTCCCATTCATCAGGTTTTACATTATTTAATGAAACCATACATTTATGTGATTCAAAATCGTTTTTATCTTCCAGATATCCATGTTTGTTACTTATGATATTACCGAAGATTTCACATTCTTCAGGATTAATTTTTATAGTTTCCATTATCTTTTAACCTCTCATTCTTTTAATACGATTGTCTCTTTTAATTAAAGCTTCAGCAATGCGGTCAATTAATTTGGAATCAGTTATCACTTCTTTTAAAGTTGTGATTATTGATTTTTCATCAATATCTTCTCCTTCAACAGTAACATTAAGATTATGATCTATTGTTAAATGCACATCATCAGATGTATAAGACACTAAATTATCAGCAGTAGTATTATTCCTATTATGTTCAATATTCTGGAAGTATGCATTTTGATTTGTTTTCATTAAATCAATAATATTATATATTCCATCTGTAATGATTCCAAATACATCTTTAGAACTTCCTCCAGGACTTGCTGAACCAAAACTAACTCCAGAACCCCCGCGGAATATTCCTCCACGTTTTTGGAATTGTGTCATATCATATATTTGACCATTAACCATAGCTGCTACATGACCTATTCCATTCCATGATCCATGAATCATGTGTCCTGATAATCCTAACATAGATGCTATTTCAATTATCATTTCTGCACCATCAAAACAGTTACATCTTACTTGATCCCAAACTTGCTGATTACTATATTTTGAATTATAGTAGAATTCATAAGTTCCAGGGTTTTGGAATCCTCTTGCAGTTAAGATTTTTCTTAGAAGATTTTCAAAGTTTCCAGGATTTAATTGCGGTTGTTTTCCATCACGGAAATCTTCCACATGATAATCTGAAGGTATTTGAATTCCAAGGAACCATGGGTCGGCTATCCTCCATTTGTATGCAGTATTCATTATTTTATTCACATTAGTATCAGGAATTCCTGCAAAACAAGTATTTGGATTAACACAACCATTAACTCTTGCCAAATCATTAATTACGCTTGTTGGTAAATTATAATCTAAAAGATTTAACCATGATTTGCTTTTATTGTTTTGAGGATGTTTTACTTTAGAATTAGTGTCAATTACTCTGCCTTTTCCTTGTCCTAATCCTCCAGCAGCATAACTTGCTATTGTGCCTTTTGTGGATTTTCCAAAGTTAATGCTTCCACCAGGTAATGTTCTGCCTCCAATTAATCCTCTTGTTGAATTAGTTGCTGGGCCTGCAGGCAGTCCACTACTGAAATGTGCATTAGCTAATTGATTATAGAAACTTGCAATACTTCTATGAAGGCTGCTGAATTTATTGTATGATTGTGTTTGTATGCTTCCTGCAGCTGAAACAATATTGTCTTTCATTACTCCCCATGCATTAGTCATTTTATTTGTTACATCTATTGTGGAGTTACGTACTTGATTTAAGTTCTGGGTTGTTGTTGATTTAATATTGTTCCATGCTCGAGTATTTGAATTACTCATGCTTGTTAATGCAGTTGTTACTCCATTACGTGTGGTTTGGAAGCTTGTTACTACTCCTGCAACTCTCATTTGAATAGCTCCTGCATTTAATGCTATTCCTGCAGTTAATGTTGAAAAGCTTGTTCCGATCATATTGTTGCTTGCAGTGATGCTTTCACTAGCTAATGATACTTCTTCAACAAGGCCATTATATTGGTCTCCAGTTTCTTCTGTACCTGAATTATTATTGCTTAAATCAACATTTGCACTATCTGTTTCAACTTCAGTGTTTGTTGTTACTGGAGTTGTGATAGTTGTTGAAATATTATTTAATGCATTTTCAACATCGGCAGTATTGAATCCATTTACAATGTTTTTTCCAACATTTTTACCTGCTTCATATGCTGATTTTCCTTTGTCTTTAACTCTTTGTAGCATGTTAAAGAATTCTAGTACTACTTTTTCTTGGATTATTCCTGGTGAATGTATTCCCATTGCGGAAAGCATTCCGTCTACAATTTTTTTACCTATTTGCTTTGCATTTTCAACTAATTGTGAACCTGCAGATAGTATTCTTGAGCCTATGTTTAGGAATTCCTGGTATACTTTTTGAGGTAATTGCTTTATCCAGGACATTACTCCAGATACTACTTTTGAAGCTGAAGTTTTCCCATTACTTATCCATTGTGCTCCTGCAGTTATTATTCTTACAGCTAATGCTAAGAGATATGTTTGTGCTCTGTCAGGTAATTGTTTTAACCAGTTTATTATTCCATTTACAAAGTTAGAACCTGCTTTTACTGCATTATTCCATAGTTGATTTGCCCAGGAAACTACAGTTGAGATTATGGTGCTTAGTATTTGTGCATACATTTGCAGTATTGTTTGCCAGATTAAACTTAATGCTTGAGATAATGAGATTTGCCCAGTAAGGAATGATTGGAATATTCCTATTACTTGTCCTATTGTGTTCCAGATTATTTGCAGTACATTTATTACAAGTTGCCATGCTGGACCAAATACACTTAATAAGAATTCACCTACTGGTCCTAATGTTTCCATTAGTGTTAGAAAACCTTGGTTTATTAATTCAACAGGATTTCCTCCATCTCCTTGTAGTGTTGCGAAGAATGATTCAAAGGCTGGGCCTAATGTTGATTCTAAAAATTCTGCAATTGGGCTTAGTCCTTCTAATAATACATTCCATGCGTCTGTGAAGAAACTTAATGCTCCAGTGAAATCTCCTCTTAATAATGATTGTATTCCATTGAAAACATCCCATATTCTAGTGAGTATGTCTATTGCAAGTTTAACTCTAAATATGAAACTTTCAAATACTAATCCTATTGCATCGATGATGGCTCTTGTTCCATCAACTTTTCCTTTAGCACTTTCTGGGAATATTTCATCCCATATTCCTTTCAACCAATCTACAACTGGTTTGAGAGATTCATTTAAATCAGCCCATGCGTCTTGAATTGCTTTGATGGTTGCTTTTACATCAGGGTGGTTTATGAATGCATCCCATAATCTGCCAATATTATTTTTTATGGCTTCGAGCATGGTTCCTACATCTTTCCACCAACCAAAAGCTATTCCAACTTCATATACTGCAAAAGCTATTGCTGCAATAACTGCTACAATCGCCCATAATGGGGCTCCTGCAATAGTAATCGCCATGAATCCTGTTGCAGCACCATATAAACTTGTGATAAAAGAGGGCATTACTGATGCCAAAAATCCTGCCAAACCTAATTCTGATGCATGTACTGCTCCTGCAAATAATGCAAATGCTAAAGTTAATCCTCCAATTAGTACTGCTCCTTGGGCCCATGCATTATTTTTAACATACTTTACTAAATTTGTAATAGCATCAACAACACTTATAATTATTGGAGTTATTGGAACAAGTACTGATTGTATTAATTGACTTCCAGTTACTGTTAATGCTGCCCAAGCATCATCTAATGTTACAATTTCCTGTGCAGTTTGGGTGAACCCCATGTCATCCAATGTTTTGTTCATTGCTTGGAGTAATCCAGTTTTATTATTTATATCTCCATCCCATCCATTTTTCATGAGCATGTCTTGAGATATGCCTAATTCCTGCAGTCTTCTGAATTGACCATCCATTGCATCTGATACTGCAAGTATTGCATCTTCTTGTGTTCTTCCTTCTTTTACGAAAGCTGAACTCATTACTGCAGTTGTTTTAGTGAGTTCATCCATTGAAGCTTTAGGAAGTTTTAATTTCACTCCCATTTCTAATGCTGCTGCACCTACAGCATTCATGTCAACTTTACGAAAACTATCTTGCATTTTGTCAACAGCACCATGGAATTGTTGTAGTTCTCCTTCAGTCATTCCTAGTCTTTGACCGAATCTTTCAAAACTTGCAGCTGCATTTATTGATTCTCTTGCTCCTTGCACCATACTGTTTACAAGGTCAAAACCAATCATTCCTACAGTCATACTTGCTGCTGTTCTAAGAAATCCAAGACCTCCACCAGCAGTTTTAGCTCCGTTTCCAAGTCCTCCGAAACCAGTTCCTGTTTTTTGTGAACTTGTTCTTAAACCTTCTAAAGCTAATTGTGCTTCTCTTGCATCTCTTGTAACATTATCTAAACCAGTAGTATGGAAGTTTAGCAATGAATTTACTTGTTGAAGTATACCAATTAAAACTAATAATATTGCTTTTAGTAGTTCTGCTGATGCTGTTGTTCTACTGAATCCCGAACCATCAATTAAATCTAAGGCTGCATCTGTTGAATGTGCACTTGTTCTAGCTCGATCTAATGCCATGGCTAATTGTGCTGCACTTGATGAAGTTGCTGTTAATGTGTATCCAGTTATACTATTTATTCCCCTGCTTAAACTAAGTGCACTGGATGAAGCTTGTTTTAAACTTGAAGATAATAATCTGGTACTATTATTTGAACTATTCATCGAGGAAGATAATCTTGTAGCACTATATGATGCTATGAGTAAATTACCTGAATTAATTGTGTTGATTGAAGTGTTAAGTCTATATGCACTATTCATCGATGTATCCATTGAAGTGGTTAATAGTTTTGCAGAATTAGATAATTGATTAATTGTATTGGGATTGATTGAATTTAATGCTGTTTTTGTAGAATTAGTGCGATTTGTAACTTCAGTTAATTCTTTATCTAACTGATTAGCAGAGTTTCTGGCTTTATCCATACTTGAGGAATCAAATTGTCGCATTGCATTTTGAGCTTGTTGTGCTGCTTTTTGAACTTGCTCCATTTGTGCTTGTATCTCTTTTAATTGAGCTTTAACACGGTTTTCCAGTTCAATTATTAACTTTACAATATTATTGCTCATTGTTCTATTCCTCTGCTAATTTCTTGTTTTTTTCTTCTGACACGGTCTTTTAGAGAATGTGAAGCATGATTTGTACCTGAAGATTGTTTATCCTGTTTATCACGAACTAAGGGTACTGCATGATTCAAGAATAATTTCTGCCTAATAGTTAAATCTGCTTGGTTTTCTGCTAACATATAACCTATGTCTTGAAGAGTTACTACTTCAATAGCTATGTTTTCATTCTTCTTCACGAAATTCCGCTATATTATTATCCATTGATTCAAGGTTATCTAAACCACTGAAAATTAATGCTTCATTTACAATTAAGTCTAATGTTCCTGCTTTTAATTGTTCAAGGTCTTTTTTGGTGAATTTATCAGGATTGTCTGCATTGTCTAATACTTTTAATGCAAGGTTCATTTTTGCATCATATTTCTTTTTTTCCATTGCTGCGAGACTGGTTTTAAATTTGGTGGTGTCTTCTGCAAGGCTGGTTTGTTTTGCTTTGATGGTGGAAATCATATCGAAGTTTCCTACATCACGGTATGCTGATGTGAATTGGTTGTATTCAAGGTCGCTTATTTCTCTTATTGCTACTTCATTATCGTACATTGGTAGTTCGATTATTTTTGTGTTTTTGATTCCGCCGATGATCATTTCTTTTGTAAGCATAAATATCACATTTTTATATAATAATTTTTTTTTGAATTTTTAAAATAAAGTAATTGAATGAGAATAATCATATTCTCATTTCATTTAATCTGTGTAAACAGTGATTGTTTTTGTTTTACTTGCACCATCAATTAAAATATGTGATGGTTCTACTTTAGTTGCAGTTGGTTCACCAGTCAACTCTATATCATACACTCCATCTTCAGCAGTAAGTGTTACTTCACCATTACTTGAAGATTCAGCATCGACAGTTGTGGATCCTTTCATTAATGATACTGTGTAATCAGTTGTTAATTTAGCACCTTCCTTATCAACAAGTTTTATTGTTGCATCATAAGTTGGGTTGGGATCACTGTCTGCGTTTCTTGCAAATAATGCTCCAGCTAAATTTTTATAATGGTCCATTGTTGATTCAACTGTTTTTGATAAACAAACAATACTTAATTCATATTTAACTGGGTCTGCATTCATTGTTGCAGATGGTTGGTTGATAATACACATTGGACAATATAATTCGAATTTTTTATCACCATTTCTAATGTAGAACATTAATTCAAAGTATTCTCCTGCAAGGTATCTTCTTGGTCCTTCCTCACTTCCCCAGTACATTTCCAGATATTTTTCATCAGTATCATCTACTGTTAAGTTTAAACCAATTTCTCTTTTAACTGCTCTTGGTATTTTACACATGAACCTTGAGCCCATTCCTCTTGCATCATCAGTATTAACATTGTTTTTGATTTCAAGACTTATTTTATTGGTTTTACATCTCATTTCAGTCCATTCATCTTCACCAAATCTTCTCATTTTAACACTGTCTATATGGTAAAATGATAATGGTAATTTTCCAAAGTTAAACTCTGATAATTTTTTTAATGGTTGTTTACTATTGATTTTTGATTTGATTTCTGATGATGCTGTTAAGAATTCTGATTCTACTTCAATACTTAAACTGTCCATCACCATACCTAAAATTTCCATCTCGTAGGTTGCACATCCTGCCATCACAGTATAAGAAGGTAAGATACTACTATTTGTACCGTAGATAATATCTCCTTCTCTTCTTCCCAATACTGCTTCAAGAAGGTATTCTAATGTTTCCATTTGTAAGTTGCAACTGAAACTGTTTTCAAGTACATAGTAAGCAGCTACACCAGATTGATAATCCCTACTTACTACTGAATCATATTTTGTAAATTGCTCTGGTGGAGATACATCCATTTCTGATATTTCAATATCAATAGATTCTCCACTAGGGTCTTTTTTTGCAAATTCTCCTTCTTTTACTAATCTTAAATATTTTAGTTCTTCTGTGGCTGTTACCATATTATCTTAGCCTCCATCACATTTTGGATTCTTAATTTTAAATCTTATTTGGAATGTTACACCTGCACTATACACATTTTTCTTTTTACCCAGACCATATGGAACCCATCCGAAATCCTTGGTTTTAATATTGAAAAATTCTAAGTCTCCAAGTAATCTTGAACTTATTATTCTATGTTCTGCCTGTGAAACTATACTTGTAGCTTCATGAATACCTATATTAGGATTTTTATTGTTAAGCACCTGTGAGGATAATATTATTTCTCCTTCAAAGGTTTCACTTAAACCAGTATCAGTAATATTTTTAAATGGTTCATCTACCCATAATTCCAGATAAGGTAATTCTGGTGTTCCCAGACTTACACCCATAAGAGATAAATGTTTAATAGTCCCATCTTCAATCATTTCAGATAAAACCAGTTGGAAACCTTCCATTAGTTTATCATAAGCTTCTATGAAATCTTTCATAATCCCACCTCTTTTAATGTTTCAGACACATATTTGTTAATTTTTGATTCAGTAGTTTTAACTGCATGATAATAATAATGGTATCCCATGAACGCTGCTACTTTTTTAGGTTTAGGGACAAAAACATCTTTACCAGATTTATCCACCCAATGCAGGGCTTTTTTATTTTTAGCTGAGAAACTTCCACGACCATCATGAACATATTTTTCATAACCTGAAGGTTTTCCTCTTGCTTTTATAACATACATTTCATCTGTTTCCCTTCTTGCAGTTATTGCAGTTAAAAGATTGTAACGATTGTATTTTATCCTACTTTGAAGGTAAGTTTTAGCATCTTTACTTGCTCCATAACTTACCTTTTTACCTAATCTTGGAGGTACCCGTAATATTTTTTCTTGCAGTCTTTCCCATCCAGTATAATCAAAATCAAAATGTATCATAAAATCATCAACTCTTATAAAAAATTAAAAAAAATGTTTAGATTGAGAAAACATGAATCTTAGATTTTTTAATGTAAGGCTTCATTCTTTTTTCAATGTCTTCTGTGAAAATATTGTTTACTGCCTCCTCAAAATCAAAGTTTTCATGATCAGTAATTCCCAAGTCCTGTCTTACAGCATGGCTTCTAATAATGTTACTGGTTAATTCAATAATGATTTGTATTACATCATCAGGAATCTTATCTGGTATATCATATTTCTTTTTAACCCATGATTCCATTGCAGTGTAATAATCATTAATATAAATATCTAATTCAGTAGTTTCTAAATTAAATAATTCTTCAGTATTTTTATTAGCCCCACTGTACTGTTTGATTTTTTTTAAGGTGTTTTCATCCAACATAAATTATTCCTATGTTTTAGTCATTGTAATGGTTAATGTAGTTGAATCATCACCTACAGTATAATTACCTGTACTTTCAAAGTTTTCATAACCAGTACATGTTGCACCATATGAATAAACTCCATAAGGAACATTACTTATTGTACAGCCTCCAGCACTACCAGTACCGTTACAAGTGTAAGTTTTACCATCCGTAATATTTGTTAAAGTTACAATAGCTCCTTCAACAGGATTTGTTCCATCATTAACACTTACACCAATATTTTTAGTACTAGTTGTTGTGCTGGAGTTTATGCTTCCTTTATGTATGCAAGAGCAGATGCATCAGACCATGCAAACTGAATATCAGCATACATTGTAGAAGCAATATAATACTTGTTAGATTTTAAATCAAATTCAGATTCAACAATAATATTATCAGGATCCGCCAACCATTGAATGTTTTCTTTATGAGTTAAAATTACTGGTTTTTTAGTGAAACCATTACGAAGAGTACTGAAAGCTGGAATTGGTACTAATGGTACTTCCTCAATAATGATGTCCCCATCTTTAGTGATAACTACATCATTAACAGCATACTTGTCATGATTATCTGCTACATATCTCCATACTGCTCTTTTAAAACTGTATGGTACAAATGCTGCTACCCCACCATCATTTTTATATTTATCAGGGAATAAATCCAACATTCTACGGAATTCTTTTAACGGATTGGAATCTGTTGCAGTTAAATCTATTGTTTCTTGATCTATATCAGAATCATCTTCTAATTTTTTCAAGATACCATCATTTACTTTATAAGAAGTTGCAACATTAGATTCAGTACTTGCAGTATTCCCATAGATTAATGTTCTTTCTAATGCTCTACCATTTGCACTACCGAATTGTCCAGTTAAAGTATTCATAAAATTCTTTTGCTCAATACTGTCATATAATACAGTTCTGTGAACACCAGTTAAAGCACGATATTCTTCTGCATCAAAAGCCCTATTAGTGAATGTTGGGTCCTGTTCATTGCTTAAAGTTTGTGGTGTACCACTGATTCTTCCAGCTTCCAATTCAATATCAAAACTCATCATGTCCAATTCTCTTTTATGATTGTGAGTTGGAACAACTTTAGTCTTGTTTAAAAATGCTGTTTCTTCTTGAACAGCTTGCATGTATTTATCTGCTTTTTCTGCTTGAAGAACTCCTTTACCGAGTTTCCCACTTCCTTGTCCAATATCTACAAATTTAAGGATAAAATCTTCATTGTGCATGATTTTATCAGCTAACGCTTGTTCTACTTGTTTAATTGTCATTTTATATCAAACCTTCTCATAAAATTTTAATTATTAAGTATAATATCTTCTTTTTTCCTACCAGGTCATTCCCTTTGGATTCCTACCCATTCTCTCAAGGAATGATTTTTCAGAAGCATTGCCTTTTGCAAGGTCAGGATCAATACTTTTACTAACAGTAGCATCTGGATTAACAGCACCCTCAGCAGTAATAGTAGTATCCACTTTAACTTCTCCTCCATCATCATCTTTTGGAGGTTCTGATTTTTTAACAGCTCCAGGAACAGGATCCTCTTTTGGAGGTTCTGGTGGTTTTTCCCCACCTTCAAGTTTAGTTATCCTTGCATCCATAGTATCTAATCTTTTATCGATTTTACCTATTGCTTCTAAAATTTTATTTTCATTTTCCACAGGTTCATTATTTTGTGCTGGAGGTTCAGTTGGTTCTTGAGGTTCAGATTTAGCAACTAAACCATTAATTAATTTTTCAAGAATACCTTCTGAAACCTGCACATTATTTTTTCCATTGTCTTCTTTTGTCATAACTTCCACCTCTTCTGGTGTGATATATTTTTTCACAAATTCTTCATCATTTTCATATACTTCAAAAACCGCCATAGGATGTGATGGTTGATCAACAATACTGATTGTTGATGGTTTCCAATCTTTAATGTCTTTAAATTTCAAAGCCATATTTAACCTCCCAATCCTCTACTCATTTGAGCAACACTTTTATATGGTGCAGCCAGTATGCTGAAACCAGTGTATTCCCCATCTCGGATTGCTTGTTGTATTTCCTCATCAGTGACATCAACAGAAATAAACCATGATCCTTTTGGGTAAGTGTTTCCCCTAAATGGTGTTGGTGATTCAAGAATATATGATTCTAAAATTCTTCCTACAGGTTGGAGTGTGTGCTGTACATCAACTCCTAATCCCAGGCGATTGTATATTAATGATGCTTGTCTTATTGTTTCCTCATCCAGTATGTCTCCTGTTGCATCAGGAATTCCCGGTATGCAGACTGCACCTTTCACAATCATAGTTTTATTTTAACTCCCATTTTTTATATTGAAAAAAATTAGTTTCTGTTGGAGTTTTTTTTAGTAAAAAAGAAAGGAGGATTTTAAAAAAAAGGATATAAATATGTAAAATTATTAACTAATATTTTTTTATCCTCCTTCAATATATAGGAGTGGAAAAATAGAAAAAAACGAAAATTTTAAATTGAAAAAATTTTTCTTAAAAGTTTAGAAATAGGATTAATAGTAGATTGATGTTTATTAGGTGTAGGAGGAACATAAATATAATCTTCATCAATAATAAACAAAGGAGTAAAATAAGGATATTTCCTAAGGAAAATTTCACATTCCCAATCAGAAACTTCCTCCCAAGATAAATCCTCATCACTAAATTTTATTTGTTTTTCACGAGAATGGTTAAACTGATTATCAAACTGAAGAGCCTTATTATCTCCACCTACTGCTAAACTAATTTCAGTGGGTAATTCAAATTGAATAACACTAGGAATCCAATCTTTAAAATTTATAAGTGCATCATAATACTCAGGTAATAATTCTTTATTAATTTCATATTTCATTACTGCTCACCTAACTCATACATTTATTATTATTATCGCAAGTTTTTTTCCATGATTTTTATATAATGTAACATATTCTGTTTCTGGAGGAAACAACACTTCATTCAAATGATTTTTACCATCATATTTATTTAATGTTTCTTCAATGTATGCTATATTAGCTCCTTTTGGAGCAAATATTATAATATGATACTTCCCAAATTTTTTTTTAACATCCTCTGGATTAAATGAAGTTGAAATAAATCTGTCAAAGGTTCCTGTTTTACCCACATTTGTTAAGAAAAAACCTCCCCTCACATAACGATGCAAAACAGTGTTTTCTTTTATATTAGAATATCTGTTAATAATCTCATATAAACTTTTAACAAACAAAGGTTCTTGACCTACTACTTTTCCATCAACTCTTTTAACATATTCATTAAATGGAGTAGAATCTTTCGCCCATTGAGCCACATTCTCTCTTTCATAATTGGATAATTGTGGTTCAGGATATAACTTTTTCAAGGCATTAGTGGTTTCCTTATAATCTTTAACAAAATCATCACTATAATCCTTAAACGATTTTTTTAATTCATTAATCTGTTTTTGATTTAATGTTCCTTTAACTAAATCTATAACTTTTGTTGAAATATTTGAAACCCTTGTTTTAAATGAAATACTTGAATTTTTTATGTTCGATATAGTTCTAGTTACCTTATTCTTAATTTTAGAAGTTACCTTTAAAGCATTTTGATTACTGCTACTTTTATTCTTACCATACAAGTAAGAATTGGGTGGAATATTAAAAGAACTTTTCTTTTTAAGATTACTTGGAACACGATTAGTATATCTTAACCAGCATCTGCAGTTAGCTACATTTTCAGCACCACCATTCAAATCCCCAGGATACATTAACTCCGCATGATAAGAACCATGAATATCAAAGTATTCATCAATAGGAACAGAAGCAATAATCCTTGCACGATGCCATGGTCTAGTCTTACCTTTACTACGGCCATTCATCCAAACCTTATAACTATAACCCTCATTTAATGCTTGAATAAAACTAATATTAGATTCATTAGTATGAATAGAATCTTTAACAATATTTTTTAATCTTGCCTTACCTGTATCCGCATACTTCTCACTTAAAATCTTCCTAATTTCACTGTCAGACAAATTCCTAATACTATTCTTCCTTAACTCTTCCTCAATCCTCAATTGCAATGATGAATTAATATTATTCAACCTATTATTGAAAAATCCTGAGAAAATTTCAGCATTAGATTTAACAGCATGATTAACAAACCTATCATCACTTCTATGAATTCTTTTTCTTTCATTAACCAAAGTATCATTAATAATCTTAGATGTTGTCTTCTCAATATTCTTAAGCTCACCTACATTACCAAACAATACATCATCAATAACATGATTAATAATTTTGTCCTGTAAATTTTCAACTTGCTTAAAAGCCTGATTACGATTCTTATATTTGTAAGTGAGGTGAATATTATCCTTCACAACCATAACTTCACGAATCTTACGAATCCTAAGCAAATATTCTAATTGTTGTTTATTATTCAAAAAAAATAACCCCCCCACTCACTACACTCTGCATATCCTAATAATTCATGTCATTATCTAAATCATTAATCAAACTGTTTAACTTCCCTTCAGCATCAATTGGATCATCACCATACAAAACCTTATCCAAAGACTGATTATTCATAAACCTACAATTATAATACTCATCATCTTCACTCATTTTCAAATCAAAAGATTCACCAAAACGATTAACAAACTCCCCTAAAGTCACTGCACCATTTTGCAGTAATTTAATTCCACGATCCAATACTTTATCTTCCTCATCAAAATTAACAGGCAAATACTCAATTTTATGTGTAAATATTCCAAATTCCTTTTGAATAATAGTCTTATTAATCAAATTAGCCATCCTCTTTTGCAATGTAGCTACTGTAGATTTACTATAATTTTTAAGCAAAGTTTCAGTACGATTACTAGCAATACCTGTAGACTCAGAATCCCCTAAACGTTCACGAGGCACACTATGAATACGACGAATACGATCAGCCACACTACCTGACAATTCTAAAAAACTACCTTCTTTTTTCTCATCAGCAATTTTAGTAACATTAACACTAACATTATTTTCTTCACTGGGAATAGTGAAAACTAAAGCAGTTCCAGGCTCATTGGACACTTCACGAAACTCCTGTTCCAAATCCTCTTCAAAATCATCAAAAGTATAATCTTCTTTTTCCTCAACATTACCTGTAACAGTAATAATATAATTCGGAATACCATGTGCTTTAAAATGCCCTTGCTGATACTCAATAATAGCATTATCAGTTAAAATAGCATCCAACTCAGATAAATACTTCGGTCTACCATAAACAAGACTTTCATTACTTTTAAGATTAAACCAGATTAAATCATTAGCACGATTTTCATCTGTAATATTATCATCCCACAAACCAGTTTCACGATTCAATTGCTTAATATTGTCAGGATCATATAATTTGAAATAATTTTCTTTATGCCCTATCTTTTGTACAACACGTTTTTTATCACGACACATTCTCAAGTATAAACTGCTTACATGATTAACACTTTTCAACTCCCCTTTTTCCCTAAGTAGTTCTAATCCTGCAAAACCAAAAGCTTCTAAATCTTCTAGAAATGATTCTATTTCCTCATCAAAATTAAAATCATTTAAAAAATCATCTAATCCTTCAGGTATTTCTTCTCCTTCTTTAGAGATTATTTTTTTACCTGTGAAAATTGCATCTTCACATTTAACAGTAATACAAATATCATGCAAACCACTAATATCACGCAACTTATCTAATTGGAACGGGTCATATGCTGGGTCAATTACTTCTGTACCATATGTTAATTCATCTTTACTCATTTCTTGAGATTTAATCTCATATTCATTTAAAACACTTTTAATCACTGAATCTCTTAAAAAGTTACTTTTAACTATTTTAACCATTATTAATTTCTCCTTCTACGATTTCTTTTTCTTAAAACTGTAGGTTTTGTTTGAGGATATAAACCTTCATGTAACAATGATACACTATCCACACGGTCATCATGTGTTGTTTCATCATCAGCTATTATTTTCTCTGATGGGAATTTCACAGCTTGTTTCATGAAATCTTTCAACCATTTACCACGAACAAATAATATCCGTCCATTATTCATTCCCCGTATAGTTCTACTTGCTCTTATTAATTTTGATTTAGGAACACGAATAAAAGTAGGATGATAGTCTTCGAATTCGTTTTCCCAGTATCTTTTAACTATTTTACCTGCAGCTGCAGGCTGATACTCAATCCAATTATCATACTCTGAATGTTCATCCATAATCCTTGTCATGTATTGTTCTAACTTACCTGGCTTTTTTTGTGTGCTTTTCTGATTATGCACTACACCTACTTTTCCTTGTAATACTGTTGAAAAACTACATGCTGTATAATCAGAAGTACTTTTTTCTGTTGCTGCAATATCCCAGGTAATTACTTCTTGAAGAATATCCTTTTCAGTTAATAATTCATTAAACTCTTGTTTGCTAATTGTTGCTGCTTCAATTGTATCATAATCAAATACATCTCCAGCTCTTATTTCATAATCCCAATTACCAATCTGATACTGATAATCTGCTTTTGATAATTCACGTAAATTAGCTAAATATTTTTCTTTGTCAATATATGGATTATGCCAGAAATTCATTTCAAAAAAAGGGTATTGTCCTTTAACAAATTTTTCATTTAAGTATGTTGATCCATCTGCATCAGCAGGATTACTAATATAGTAAATTGCTAATGGGAAAGTCATTAACTTATCAGTTCCTCTGAGACTACGATTCAGGAATTGCAGGTTTACTTTTTCAAATTCTGAAGCTTCATCAACAATAATTTTATGATAAGCACGACTTTTGAATTTCTCTTTGTCTTTTTCCAGAAGCATATATGAATAATAAATCCGTGCATCATTTTCATGGTTAATGAAACATCTTTTACTTTGATTGTGTTCTATGTAATCGAATGGTTCTGTCCAATGGTCCAGGTAATCTACTATTCCTCCTGTTGCTATTACATTATCATAAGTAGATCGTAGAATTAAGCAGCGGTAGTATGGTACTTCATAATGTTGTAAGGCTAATACTGCTCCAAGCATACTTTTACCAGAGTATGCTGAACCACCAATTAGTTTTCTTGTGTGGCGGTCTGCTATTGCATATAATTGTCGGTCGTATGGTGTTACTGGAATGTATGGGTTTTCAAGTATTGTTCTTTTAATCAACTTTTTTTGTTGTTGATCTAAGTGTATTTTCTTGTAATCTACTCTCATAATTCATCAGTGAATTTTTCTAAATCATCGTTAATGGTTAGTAATTCTTCTAATTCTTTGTCTTTCATATGGATTACATTATCATTTTCTTTGGTGGATGTTTCAATACTTCCTTGTATTTGGGTATTATTATCTTTAATATCTGTTGGTTGACCATGAGCTAGTCTGAAATTCCTGTAGATTATTTCCGCAGATTTATTTAGATTTAGAAAACTATTTGCTCGTGTAGTTGGAGCATTCTCATTACTATTTTCTTTTAGTTCTTTTTGTATTTCTTTTAGTAATTCAAAATCATCATTGAAGAATTCTTGAAACTTAGCATTTCCTTGTTTGAATAATTCATAGTTCCACTCTCTTTCTTTTTGATCCATATGATTATCATATAATCTGCATCTTTCCACCCAATTCCATCTTGAAGAGAGTGTTTTTAGTTGACTTAGTGAAGGTATGTTTTTTTCTTCAGTATGCTTCGATTTCTTCAACTTTATTATCTGTGGGAATGTTCTTTTGGAACCTAAATCTCTGTATTCTTTGAACAGTGAATAGCTTTTACTTGGTTCTCCTTTTTGTCTTTCCCATGCTTCAGTCATAATCCCCTCATCCTTATATTTTTTTGAACATTATTGTAATGTTTATTCTTTTTTGTTGAACACGAAATTTTAAAATACGGGGTTTTTTATTTTCATAGTGAACAATATAATATTGTTTAGTTTTGAATTTTGAACAAAAAAAAGTTTTATTAGTTTTTTATAATAGTTTTAGGAAATTCACAATAACAAACTGAAATCCATCAATCAAAACTACAATCAAAGCACCAACAATTGCTATGAATACTCCACTTTTTATTGTGAATAATTGATTATCATCATTAGCTTGTTTTTCCTGAATAGCCAATTGTTTTGTTTGAATTTCAATACTTTTATCCATTTTCTTTATCAGTTTTTCTAATTGCTTATTTTGAAACTGATCACTTGCTTCCAGTTTACTTATACGAGATTCCTGTTTACAGTATTTTTCATGTAAATCTCTTACCTGATTATGGGTCATTATTGTTTCCTCCAGTGTTAGTGGAGGTGTAAGTTCTTGAAATCCATCCAACTATCCCCCCTAATGCTACTGCTGCTAGTTCGTTGTTTCCAATATAGGTGCTTAGAATTCCTATAATTATTATTCCAATTATTGCTAATGTTGTGTTGTTGAAGTTAGTCATTATTATTTTCACTCCTAAAAAAAATTTGTTTTTAAAAAAAACGTTGGGGAAGGGATTTGAACCCCTGCGATACTAGTGTATCATTAGATTAGCAGTCTAACGCCCTACCAAGCTAGGCTACCCCAACATTGTTGGTGGAGGGAATTGCACCCTCAACTTTTGAGTGGTTACTAAGTTACAATAAAAAATAAGCTATTACCAACATCATGAACATGTATTAAAGGAGATAAATATTTATATTATATTTATGGGAAGAATATTTTTTTTTAAGATATGTGATATTAATTATTTAATCTTTGGAGGATACCTATATATTTTAATGAAGAAAAAAATCCAATCATTCTATTATTCATTAAAAATTTGCTACCATTCCCATAATAATTTTTAAGAATAATAATAAATGAAAAGCGAATAATAAACGGATAAGAATATTATTTTTAAATTGTCAAATAATGATAATACGAAGCTAATTGTACAATAACATATGATAAAAATATTTTTTATAAGTGTTTTATTACAAGACCACAATTTTTACAAACAAATTCAGCACACCACTCATCATAATAAACCTTCTTACAGTCCCTTTCATGTTTCTTGCAAGAAGGACACTCTATTTCAGTATGCTTCAGGTTTTTAAAAAGTGTAGTTGCATCCAAATAATATATCCTCCCCTATTAAAATATAAATTTATAAAAATGTCTTTTATTAAAGATAAAATTACAAAAATATTTATCCCCTTCAATATATAGGAGTGGAAAAATAGAAAAAAAAGATTAAAAATAAAAAAAAATTTAATCACTTAATAAATAACTATCAAGAAAATGCTCACCACGACTGATATATCCCTTACTTACAATCCATTTAATCATGGGATCCATCAAACCTTTTTCATATTCTTTAATAAAATAATTCAATGTCCAAAAAGTAACCTTTTCATTAAAAATTATCCTTTCAAAAAGTTCTTTAGATGTCTTTTTAAATTTTTTTCTATGAAAAATAATACTGTCAATTTCATCAATAGTTAAATACAATGCAATATCTTCACCAGGAATATAAATACATTCCTTATCAACATCATACCAATAATACTTCTCATTAGGATTTCTTAATAATTTAAGATACTTGATAAAATTCATATTTTTACTCCTATTCTTTTTAATTCTCTTTTCACAGTTCTTTCCTCCAAACCAAAATCACTCAAAGCATGCTGTGAAAGAAATGTTGTACCAGGCTCCCTTAACTCATTACTAATTAACTCCCCATCATTAATTAATTTCCTACGTTTTTGTTGATACTTTGCTTTCTGTTCACGTATCGCCCAGGCTCTGCAAGCATCACGACAATAACTTGTTTTGTTTTCAAATTTAATAAATATTCTTCCACAGTATTTACATTTTGAAATATAAAAATGTGTTTGTGGATCATTTAATGTTTTCTTCAATAACATTATTAATCATCCTTCTAAATTTTTAGATAGTAGGTTTTTCTTCACTTCAAAAACAAACATGTGAAAGGGTAAAAGTTTACCTTGGTATTTCACATATTCATTAATTACTTGTGATTTTTTTAATGCTTCAGTTATAGTTTCTTGTTTTAATTCTTCACTTATGCATTCAAAATTGGAGACTGTTCTACTTAAACTAATGTATACCTGTTCATATAGATTAAAGTTATTGTTTTCCACATTCTCCACCACAACAAGAAACTGAATTTTCAGAAGTGTTGAATTTACCATCTTCAATCATTTCAATCAACTCATTAAGAATACGAGTAACATTCATCAAAGTATTAAGATTAACACTATGAATCATAACATCATCATACTCCATGTCTCTCAAACTACCTGTGCATTCTTTATGAATAGTAAAAGATTGTTCTTCAAATTCTCTGCTTCTTGTTTTAATAAAATATAGTAATAATTTCTCATCAATCATGCATATTTATCCTCCATGTATTTTTTAACTTCTTTCATAAAAACTCATGATTACAATATAACCTATCTTAATCATCAAAAAAATCAGTAAGACATAACACTAAACAACAACTAATAATTACACTTACACTAAAAACTACCCAACCATCCATCATACTATATTCTCCCCCCATTATCTCCAACTTGTTATTAACTCATACTCCTCAGGAGTTAACTTCTGTTTTAACCTTTCATCAAAACTTCTTACATCTCCAGGATTATTCTCATCCCAGCAAGACTCAATCTTAACAGTCAATTTATCTATTTCTTCCTTATTCATGATTCCACCTTTTCTAAAACAGTAAATCTACCATTACTACGACGCCTAACATGATCCTCACACCTGATACGATTTATAAATTTCTCTCTCCTATAACTAGTCAAACCATACTGCTCCTGCAACCTACAAACACCAACACTTAAATTCTCAAGATAATCTTTCCTGAATTTCTGATACTTTTCCTCATCCTTACTAACATCATAATCAGTTTCAACAATATTAAAAACTACTTTACCCATATCCTCACCAACACACAATATCTAATTTTTCAAAAACATTATAACCCAAATCAGTTAAACGTACCTCTTTTCTTCTTTTACTATCTGGATCAACATACTCCACTAAACCTTTATCAATCAAATCATACACTGCATGATAAGTTGAACTTGTACAATACTTCCCTTTCTTTTCTCCTAATTTACATATTTGAGAAATTTCTTTTTGTGCCAATTCCATGAATACTTTTTTTCGTAATCTTCCCAGTTTCACAAACTGAGCCAAAATTACCAAATCATCAGCCATACACATCACCTTTTTGGCACTTCATTAAATGGTACGATTGTTAATCCTTGTTTTTTACAATGATTTAGCACTGATAAAAATGGGACATTTTTATTATTGCTAATATTTTTTAATTGATTTTCACCAACACTGCCTAATTTTGTATGAATGCGATTTACTATTATCATAACTTCATTTAATAATGTAGATTCTACATTTGATTGGTTTTTGTTTTGTTCTTTGATTAGTTCAATTTGTAGATCCATTATTTTAGTTTGGTGCATTGTGATTTTTTTAAGTATTTCTTCTTCTTTTTGACTTCTCATGTTTGCTGCTGTTTTGCATTGTTCTTCGATGAATTTGTCGAATTCATCTCCTAGTTTGTTTTTTGCTTGTTGATATATGTCATCTTGGATTTTGATTTTTATTTCCATTATTCCACCTTTTTATAACATTGTGATATTTTATCATTAATTAATAATTTTTTAAAATAATAATATAATAATATAATAATAATACTCTCAAAAATGTAATACACATATGTATTACAAAATAACAAGTATACCTATGAAAACTGTATTACAGTATTTGTAATACAGTAATACACTTTACCCCCCTATACTCGCAAAAATGTATTACACTTGTGTATTACACAATATTTTTAAATGCTCAATAACACTTTTAAGAAAATCCTCCTTAGGCAAACCCTTCTCCTTAGCAACACTCATCAAACTATGCTTAGCAGTCTTATTAGACAACAACATATTATAACTCCTCTCACCTTGAGAATTATACAAATATTCAGCATAATCCTTAGATTCCACATCCACCAAATCAGAAAGTAACTCCCTACATTCTTCAGATTCAGGATTCAATTTCACCCACATTTTTTGCAAATTCTCCAACTCCATTTCATCAGCAATCAAATCAATCTTCTTATTCTGAATCCTATCTTCCACATCCATAATTTTAATTCGCACCAATTCTTTTTCATCAGTAAATTGTTGAGCCGCCCAATCCAACATCTCCCCAGAAGTATACTTTGACTTATCAATCAAAACCTTAGTACTGGGCTTAACACGTGAACTAATAGGCACTTTAGGAATCCCACTCATACTCTCACCCTTCTTTTAGCTTCCCGTATATGTTTACATTCCTGTTTTCTGTAGTGAAAGTCTTCACAGCTACACCACCAACCATCCACATCATCATAATTCACAGTATTACTACCAGTACTGCCTGATGCTTTAAATTGTGCGAAAACTAATTCCACACAAACAGGATTATTGGAGGTTATTGTTTAGCCTCCTTCTCCTGTTTTTTAAACCATTCAAAAACTATTTTAGATTCCTCTTTAGTTAAATCACCAGATTTCACCATCTTCATACGATTTTGATTAACCATTAATGGTGTGATTTCAATACTGGAATCTTTTTTATGAATATAATCTTTGACTTTTTGCACTGGATCACTATCAGAAACTTCTTTTTTAGATGTATTAGTTTCCTTTTTTACACCAGCATTATTAGTATTTGAATCTACAATATCCTTCTCCATAATTAGGAACATGTTCATCAGCAAATATCTTTTCAAATAAGTAATGTATGCTCCAGTAGACTGAATTTTATTAGTACCTCTGTTAATTGCTTCAAGTTCAGGGAACGGTACCCTGATACTAACCTCCCCTTTCTCAGGATTCCAATCTTTTAACTTTAACACACCATGCTCAGTAAAACTAAACATGATGGTTGTTTCATATTTAATAGTTAAAGGTATGATTTTTTGAAGAAGATCCTCCAACTCAAAATAATCATACTTCTGAAACTTATTCTCCCCACTCTTACTAAATGAAGTATTCATTACTTCTTCCTGTATTCTTGCCAGTTTTTCATAAATACTCATTGCACCAATATCATATTTTAAATCTTCAATCATCATCTTCACACTCCTTTTTAGCTAATTCTTCTAATTCAGCATCGATACGGTAATCATTATACTTGATTTCCAGTAATTCCTCATAATCTAAAATCATACTAAACACCCATTAGTGTAGGGATCCATCTGTCCCACAATACAGAATGCAAAAATGAATAATAAAATTATTAATAATATTCCTTTTGCAAAGATTATTTCCACTTCATATTTTTCTCTCCAGGACACTTTTTTATGAAGTCTAACTGGAGTAGGTTTATTGTTGAAGAGACTCATAATTGAGCCTCCAACACTTTATACTTAACTTCTTTTTTCATACCAGGAGTATTAAGGAAATTTTTCAATTCCCTTAATCTGCTTTGTTCTTCAACATACTCAGCATACTCTGAGTATAATGTTTCGAACAATTCTCTTTGCTCAGGATATTCCTGTACTAGAAATACGAACAGTTCATCTATTTCACAGTAATCTTTGTACTGTGACTGGTTTATACGATATAACGCATTACCAATCTTGTTTTCTGTTTCCCAAAAGTCTGGAGTGAACATTCATTTACCCCCGTAAGCTAGTTCACCTGCACGAGCAAACTCCAACATTTGCTCATCAGACAATTCATAGATTTGAAATTGCTTATATTCATCAGCCAACCTATGATCTATTTCTTCCTGGGTTTCATAATCCTCACTGAGGAGGAGTTGTTCAAATTCATCGAAGCAAACATCCACCTCTTCAGGTGTTGTGGTGTATATGTGATTGTTGTATTTGCAACTCATACGCCTACACTCCTGAATTTTTGTAGTCCTTCTTTGAGGATTTTATTTTCCTCTTGAAGTTTTTTCGCTTTTAAAAATACATGTTCAATTTCTTCTTGGGAAAGAACTCTCCCAAAAACTTCAATCTTATCCATTTTTATCACTCATCCAAATTTTTTAATTCTTCTTGTTTTTATATTTATGTTATAAGTTAATATAAATGTTTCTATTCAAAAAATAAACCTTAAAAATACAGT